GTAAAGGAAAACACCGGGGCGGTGCCTACCCGCTGTGGCTACGGCTTCGTAAGTCGGTAGTACCACTGTCCCAGGCCTTAGAGGCCAGTGCGTAGTGTCGCAAGCTTCTTGTGCACTACCACACCTTGCGGAAGGAAGTAAACCTCCCGCGGGATGTCGAGGGTCTTATTCTCGACGCACCAGTCCGCCAAACGGCCGACAAGTAAAGATTTCTCTGCACTAGTGAGACTAGTATCAGAAGTCGGAAGGTTCCACGAGAGATTCTCGTAGAACTTCGCCTCCCTCGCTGCCCAGGGTACGCTCTCGTACTGACTGGAACGGTACGGATCTATTCCGTGCCTGCGGCTAACTTCGGGGTATAGCATATCCCTGAAGAGGTATGGACGTCCAATCAAGTCAATGGCTGAATGGATGTCTATTAGGCCCAGTCGCGATGCGACTGCTGCCTTGTCCTTGTATCGAAGATTCTTCCATACGAGGACCGGATCTAGGTCGAACTGGCTAACCAGTAATAGATCCTTGTCTAGCGCTCTTTTGAAGAGCTCTAGATCGTCTACTCCGCCGACGAGGTCGGCTTGGAGTAGGACGTCCCGAATCTGATCCTCGATCAGATCCGCGGAGATACCCCGTGACCTGGCGTTTGTGGCGAAACTCGCCAAAACGCGCGACAACATGGGCGTAGCTGATCCGTCAAGTACCTGCTTGATTGACCACAAATGTACTTCCGGCAACGCCGCGAGTACTTGCCTAATTTCGATCAGTGATCGATGGTAGGCGGGAGCCTCGATACCTCCGAGTTTGACCGGGAGGTATCTAAACGCAAGAGAGGACGGCAGGAAAGCCTGCATCCTCTGCTCCCAGCGTTTAGCGAAGAGGGGAGTGAGACACTCAAACCCTCCTCCGAGCCAGGCCAGCATGCCATGCATCTGGCGAGCCTTGCCAATGGCAGGGTTTGGCTCATCTTTTCCCTCGTGCTCCTTGGCACAGGGGGAAAAGAGCCTCACTTTCATCGCATCGATGTGAGGCTGTTCTAAGTAGGGCACATCCCGAAGAGGAACTTTCCTCTTCCAGATCTGTGTCGTACTTAGTCCTACCGTGAGGAGCATCTCCTCACAGTAGAAACCACCACGCGAACTTAAGAAGTTCTGCGGCCACGAGACGGACATTCCGTTTAACTCGTGGTTGAGCGTAATACGCTCAAGGTATGTCCTCGGACCTTGACCAAAGTGGTCGTCGCCCGAACACGAGAAGACGCGCCACCCAATGGGTGGGGCTCCTTCTCTGGACATCAGATGGAAGAGAAACTCTTCATCTGAGGCACTCAGCATTTTGCTGGTGTAGCGAAGCAGTGCTTCTAACTCTGCACAAAGGTTGTGCATAGTCAGTACTATCTTCGCTCCCGGGTCACCCATTAAGATGCCCCGGGTTGTCAGCTTGTCAAAGACCTCTTTGACAGCCTGACCCTCGTAAACTCTACTGCTGCAAAGCAGGGTAGAGCATAACCTGAAGTAGGGATCCCCGTCCCTTTCCAGGCCACGATGCAGGCCCTCAAGCATGGCTTGAGAGTACTCGTGCACACAGAAATCTGTTGCCGTAGTAAGGTCGCTGGATTTGTACCAGCGATCACCTGCAGGGGGCGGAGAGGCATAACCTTGCCTCTTCACCCACTCATAGAGTTGCCACCCACGGGTTAGACCCGCGGTGGCAGATGGGTGGTTTCTTAAAGCACCTATCACGTGGTGGGACCACGGCTGCAATAACATTGTCAGCCAGTCCTCCCCCACTGTGACGATCCGGGCTTTCGCACCGGGTTCGCCGATAGCTGAGGGCCGTATTGACGGCGCTCGGCCTGACATCCGAAGGATGTCATTGTCGCTATAGTACGGACTTCCCTCAAGGATACCTTGAGCCAAGCCCTCCTCGATAGACCACTGGAGTAGTTGGTACCCAGTGGTTTCGTCGAGACCGTATAGCGGATCCTCCATTTTGAAGTCTTCAAAATCGAGGTTCACGCGGTCGTCGCTTTCGCCGGCCTCGTGATGCAGTTCGTGTGTCAGGGAATCCCTGCACATGGTCTGCCACCTAGGCCTACCGGCTTCCAGCCAGTAGGTCTTACCGAACCACGTCACCTCTACGGTGTCGTGGTCCGGGACGTAGGACGACCACTTACGGAATTTTATTCCGACTTCGGCCGCCCGTCCGCCCTCCGTCGTTGACGAGTCCAATGAAGCATTGGCTGTCAACGATGTGTGCCCGAGGCTGGTATAACCAGCCTCGTCACAGAATTTCTTTGTCTGCCTACCTATCAGGTAGGAAAGTCGCCCAAGTATTGCTTGTCGCGTTGAGGACACAGACGGGGAGCTTGTCAGAGTCTCTGCGTGCTTTCGCAGAGCCTCCTCCCTTGTCTTTCGACCACCCGCAGGAAAGTTCCTGGAAGTGGTCAGGTGGCAGAGCCGGGTCGCTTCGACCTTGCTCGTCACTCCTCGTTCCATCACGCTTTGCAGCCATGGAACAAGCCTCCTCCAAAGTGGAGGGAGGACACATGGATCCGTCCATGTGGAACCGTACCCGGGAAAGTCCCGGGGCAGCTCGGGTGGCGCGGTCTCTGACCGCAACCCGACCCACTTAAGGAGAGCAGCGAAGCGCTTCCACTCCTTGGTAACCCGATCGGTGCTGTGAGCACCCTTCGAGTACGCCCAGTGTATCAGTTGCCTGTACTCTGGCATGTCCTGGAATAGTCTCACCATTTCAGGACTTGAGGTGATAAGGTTATCCTTAATCGCCTCGACGCAATTACTCACTCGCTTAAGTGATTCATTGCCACGGTACGCGATTTTCGCGCACACGTCAGGTTTAAGATCCGGCTGGAGAGACCGGATCCGACCTGCTAGATGTTCGCGAGACTCGCGAACACCTTTGCCTACACGGACAGCCAATGGCTTGTCAATGTAGGCCTCGAGTGCATAGGTAAGACCTAATACATTCAAGCCCAACTTGAACGGGTTGGGATCCTGGCTTGCTGCGCTACATGTCATGAAGCC